ATCCACTGTCTCATGTTAATATCCTTATGGCATCATCATGTGATGGCCTGAAATGATTGCTCCCAGTTTTACATCATCACGACCTTTGAATGCTTCGTCAGCGGTTTTGTATGCCTGACCTATATTTTCTGCTTCTGTTTGAAATACCGTTCTGGCACGGAACTTTTTGCCATCTTCATTATTAGCATCATACGTTACTTGAATTGTCCATTTTTTCATTTTGCTATCCTCTTAATAACCCAATGCGCCACCTGAGATACACCATCAGGCAAATCATTTACCCATTCCCAATCAGGCATACTGGCGGTCTTGTAACGTGACCACACCAAGTAGGTTGTTGTGACAGACTGCATACCGCCAAGGAAGTGGATCATTTTGGCGGCTCCGGTAATGGCATCCAATGGGTGGGCGCATAAATAGGGGCCATCAATTCATCTTCACCACAATCGTACGTCCACCAACCATTTATTGAAGGATCCCATTCATAATCAAGCCAAAAAGCAATACGAACGAACTGCGTAGCAATATCAATGTACATGACAATAATATCTGTTCCGTCTTTAGGCGCTGTTTCTATTGGTTGCCATTCAGTCATGACTGCACCATCCCGCAATAGCCCTTTCCTGTACCCTCAATAAATTGACCGGACTTTCTGTCTATTGCATCTTTATAAGGATGGTCGCCAATCCTAATCCAGTGTGGTTGCGGGTCCGGTTGATATTTGGTTGCCGCCCAATTAATTAACATACTTGGTTTCATTTCCCACCGCCAAGCCATGCACGTTTTGCCAATACATGAAGCAGCAAATTCTGGCCTATTCATACTCATGCAGCATCCCATTTTTTCAGCCTCTTCAGGCGTCACATAATGTGGGTTATCAGTCATTTTTTCCTCCATTTATAATTCCTCATCATCATCTCAGCATTTAATTTGGTCCGCTCCTCAATTGTCATCATTTCGCCAATTATACCCGCCCCAGATTCGCTTAAAATGCCTTCAAGGACATCCAAAACCAATGATGCTTCTTCATACAAAGCTTTGTTACGAACCCCGCTCCTAAGCCTTTCTACAGTCATTTGAATGGCGGCCAAAGACTTTAAAACGTTTATGTAATGACGGCGGGGAACCATATCTTTTGTTGCTGTTTGTAATTGCTCCAAAAGCCCCCTGATTTCATTGTTGGTCCATGTTTCTCCCATCATTTCGGTAACTCCGGTAATTCCATCCACCATTTCGGTTCAAACCACACATCCCAAGCCCATTCAGGATCAGGCCGCGATTCTTCAGGCCAAATTTCGTACGTTTCCCAATAGCCAGAATCCACCCATTCATTGCCCTCCTCATCCCTACCGCCCAATAATATCATGCGGTCTTTGGGTGCCGTGTCCATTGTTTGCCATACAAATTTAACTTGCCTCAAACGAATTATATGAAGGGCTTTCGCCTTCGCATATTCTTCCAATGTCATTCCAAAACCAGTTGCAGCCTGACGTTCTTCTGCTGAAAGTTTAATCAAAGTGTCTTTGATTAAATCTTCATCGCTAACTTTTGAAAAATCAATCATTGCCGCCCCCTAATGCTTTAGTAAGATCAAGATTGACCTGCGGCATACTCATGCCACTATTGTCCCCGCCTAACTCCGCATACCCTTCAATATCATCCCAGTGGTCGCGATAATTATGATCACCGGAAAGGATTCGCGCAATCTTCATTGCAATTAACTCCAATGCCTCCCGCTGCGTATCTTTTAATACATCCCAGTTCTTACCCGCCAACATGACGCCCTTGAGCGCTTGGCTGATGGTGGCGGTATTTTTATAATCCCCATGCGTCTTCTGCTTTGTCGTATCCATTTTACCCTCCGTTGATTAATGTACGTTATATGCACGTCTTTCAGCAATCCACCCTTCATCGGCATTGACAAAGCATGGTTGAATAAAAATAGCTTTTATAAGTTCGTTATTTGGTCCGTAATGTTGATTGCGGATGTGTCCCCTTCTTAAATGTGGGCGTATTGCCCGTGCTTGATCTCCGTTTGAACGCATCGTTTCAGTGATATGACCAATACTTATTGTTGTAGTGATTGGATAATCTTTCCGATATTTGTTAGCTTTATTAAACTTCCCTTTTACCAAATCTTTGTTTGCTTTAATTGATCTCACTGAATTTTTTGTTGCAAGAAGAACAACTAATATTTGTACTAGCAATGTCGCATAAGCGGAAAAAGTATTTTCAGATTCGTCAAGGTACTCCTCACTTTTTCTCAACTCCAGTAATTGATCATACCAGTTTATTTTTTTCCCATCCCGAATTTGAAAAACCCTATACTGAAAATCCCTAATGCATTTATCGTCATACATTTTATATTCAACATATAAACCTATTGGTAATTCTTTCTGCGTTTTGAGTTTTTCTTTATGTTCTGGCATGCTTGCTAATTGAGTTAACATTTTGTTAAAAAATTTAGTATCAACTTCAATTGCAAAGTTTTTCGTTGGCGCAATATCAATGCCCAACTTATTCATGTCTTTAATTGTTGCTATCACCTCACTCATTTCCAAACTATCAAAAACTTCATTGGATAGCCTAAACAATTGCGGATAATCCTCAATTTTCATGTTCTTTCCTTACACAAAATTTTTGCTTGTTTGTTTTATGTAACTTTCAGCTTCCGCCACCAGTTCAGAAATGGTCGGCGGGAACTTGGCCTTCGTTAAGATACCCCCTGCTGGGTCTGCTAATTTGTGCAGAACTTCTGCGGGGTACCGTTCCAACGCCTTCGCTGCGTTTTCCAACAACAGGGATGGGTTGGGTATGTGGTTCAGGTTGTAGCAGTTGTATATCTTCGCTACCGCCCTCTCCGGTGTAGTCCTCTCCAAGCTCAGCGGCCCATTGCGCCTTTCGTCTTTCGCTTGCTGCTTCCAATTTCGCGAAGGCATCCTCAATCTCCTTCTGTTTCGCGGTTTTTGTTTTCTTTTTGTTGCCGCCTAAGATCGCGACTATGTACGGGATTGCATCGTGCGGTTCAGCATCCACCGCCGCCTGAATTGCATCCATTACCTTTTCCTGATCCTGCCCCGTCATTTTCAAACATCGGCCAACGAATGAGTTCACCGTGGCCTTTGCAACGCCCAACGACGTTAGCATTCCAACCGCCTGATCCCAGAATGCCTTGGTGTTATCCACTGGCGGCTCTTCAGGGGTATCAAAAATGCTAAGTACTGGATCTTCCAATTCCGAAGGAATTGTATCTTGGTTCCCTGATAGGTTACTGTACCAATTTTGGGACTTGTCGTCGGGAAAAACGGTACCTGTTGAGTAGTTAGCATTTAAGCGAACTACTTTAGTGTTTCCACGTGATCCAACACGTTTGCCCGTATCAACGATCAATCCCAATTCAATTAAATTAGCAAAACACCTCATTACGGTCTTACGATCCATAGCGGTGTCTTCACTGATTCGCTCAATGGATGGATAACATTCACCATCAGAATTGGCATAATTTGCCAGCATGATAAGCAAATACTTATCAGTCGCGTGTTCTAATTTTTGAGATGTGGCCCAAGCCATGGACTGAAAAGACATAACGACCTACTACCTATTGTAAGGCGGTCGTCTTTGGACTATATGGAGATTAGTCCTGAACTTCCGCAGACCAAGTTTAAGGATTAGGGATTGGCGTCCCGTCACCCATTAGAGCAGTCCCGATTAGTCGTCGGGGCTGCTTATCTTTTTAACCCGTTTCTTCTTTCGGGTCAACTTCGGATTCCAGCCAATTAGGAACTCCGTAATCTTGACCCCGTGGTACAATTCGGCGGCTTTCTTCCTGAGACGATATGCCGCATCTTTAACCGACCCCGTTGATTTTACCTCTTCGTAAATCACTTTCCCACTTTTCGTATCAATGTACGAAAAATCGCAAGTGTATGTACAATATTTCTGATCATTAATGTACACATCAAATCCATATTGCAATTGCAGATCCTGAATCAAACCACCCTTTTCCGCCAGTTTTAACTCAAGATAACGTTTCGCCTCACCCTTTGAGTCAAACGTAATCCCATCAAACGTGCGGTCGGCCTTGGGGCTCACTTTGTATTTCGGCGGCATCATCAGCATCCTTCGGAAAAAAGTCGTCTTTGGTTAAGATAATGCCACGTTGTTTTGACGCAACCATTAATTCAATCTGGCGACGGGCGGGGATAAAACCACCCGTCCCACCCTTCTCCGTAGGCCATGTCCATTTATACACAGCCTGTGTGGACATCGCTAACATATCCGCAACGACGCGGGGGCCGCCAAGTTTCTTAATTACCCGTTGTGCAATCATATGAACCATTCTTTTCTCCATTTTTGTTGACAACTTATCAACTGTATGTTTATCTGTCAAGCATCAATAACGGGGAAATTGAAAATGGTTCAACAAGTCAAACCTTGGACATGGGAGGAGATCAAGTTCGTATCGGATTTGGCCTCCAAAGGATACTCCGCGAAAAATATCGCGCTTGAATTAGTGGGGCGGAATAAAAATTCCGTTATTGGTATATGCCACCGGAAGGGCATACCACTCCTGCAAAGGACACTCCCCAAGGAGCAGTTGCCGCATGCACTACCCAGAAAAGAGAGGGAGAAAAGGCGCGGGGCCAGTTTTAATATAAAGAACCCTAATCCAGTTCGCGTTCTGCCCATGAAAATTGTGGAGGTGCCAGTGTTTGAGGACTTTGTCCCCTTAAACAAAACATTGGAGGATTTGCGGTATTTTGAGTGCAGGGCTATTGTGGGGCCAATTAAGCACATGGATACGCTGTACTGCGGGCATCCCGTAGTCCCAAGCAAATCATGGTGTCCGTACCACTTCAAAATTTATACGATCCCAAATAAAAAGGTTTACGCATGACGACCAGTGAAGAGCGGTGGGATATATTTAGTCGGCGGTTTAATAATTCGGGTGAGGCAGTTTTTAAGGTAGCGCAATACATCTGGCGGGAAAAAGGTTTGACCGTAACTATTCCAGCGATGGAATTAGCACCAAATGTCTCAAACGCTCTTGATTACGTTGATCAGGGTGACATTATTTGTCACACCCCCAATGGTAAAGATTACGTGATTGAGGTGAAGAGAAACACACACGATTTTACATCAGCGGAGGATTATAAATATAGGAGGATCATTATTAATGAGGTGGGGAAAGCCCACCGGATAAACGCCTTTGCATACTTTGTCGTTAATCAGAATCTCACCCATGCATGCATTGTTAAATCGGATACAATGGATCAATGGGAGGTGGATGATGTGTATGATAAATACTTGAAAACATCAGCAAAAACATACTTCGCACCCATCAGTGCGGGGGAATTTATAAAACTGTGATTAAGTAGTTGACAATTTAGCGAATCAGTGAGAATTTCAACTTATTAACAACGGGAAAGATAAAAATGGCACTTACGAAGGAACAGAAAGAGTTCCGCTCAAAACTATTGGGCGGGTCAGATGCAAACACAATTATGGGCGGTGATGAAGAACGTATTCTTGAATTATGGAAAATAAAAAGAGGGAAAGCAGAAGATCATGATCTGTCCGACGCACTTCCAGTACAGATGGGAGTTTTTACAGAACCTTTTAACATACAGTGGTTTACAAAGCAGACAGGTCGTCATGTTACGGATAACGGTACCCAGAAGGTTAGTTTATCTCACCCTTTCATGGGATGTACCCTTGACGGACTCACAGACGACGGCCTCACCGTTTTTGAAGCTAAACATGTTTCTGCGTTCTCTAAGGACGATGAAATTATGGACCGCTATTATCCGCAACTAACGCATAATATGTTGGTGTGCGGTGTGGAAAAGGCTGTTTTATCCGTCTTTTACGGTAACCATAAGTGGGACAAGTACGACATAAACCTTGATGCGATATACGCTGATATCTTGATTGATGCGGAACGTCGTTTCTGGGATTGTGTCAAAGATGGCACGCCGCCAGTTACAATTACCGTACGGCCTCCGGTGGATGCTGTACGCCGCGTTGATATGACGGGTAATAATGCGTGGGCTAACTTCGCGAATCAGTTGCAACTCAATTCCGTAGGCAAGAAATTATACGATGAAGCCGCCTCCGGTCTGAAAGGACTGATGGAGGAAGATATGGCGGAAGCTTATGGATACGGTGTCAGCATCAAGCGCGATAAGCGGGGTGCGTTAAGATTAAAGGGTGATTAATATGCGCGAAAAAAGCGTTTTAATATTGGAAATCCACATGATGACAGATGGTTTCCAAATTGAAGTTCATCCTTTAGTCGCGGCGGATGAGGGGCAATTTATAAGGGATAGGTTAGCGGAACTCCTGCCTGAACTTGCGAAGCAATTGAAAAACCCCTCCGCCCCAAGGGAGATTGATATCGCGGACGGACACGCCCGCGCAATACTGTACGAAGTAACTGGTAACCCAGACAGAAAAAAAGCACACTGAAAGGAAAGATTATGAAGACAAGTGAAAGCATTGAACACCTCTCCACGGCCCTAGCAGCCGCACAGGGAGCGTTGAAGAACCCGCCTAAGAACAAGATCAACCCGCACTTTAAATCCCGCTATGTGGATCTCTCTGACGGTCTGGATGCGATCCGCGAATGCTACGCAAAGCACGGGTTGGCATTCGTTCAAGGTACGTCCGTAATGGATGGAATAATTATCCTTAACACCCGTATCGTTCATAAGTCTGGACAATGGCTTGAATCGGACTATCCGGTAGGTGGCCTTGGCCGCCCGCAGGAAATGGGGTCAGCGATGACCTATGCCCGCCGTTATTCGCTATTTGGTTTGGTGGGTGTCGCGGGTGAGGATGATGATGACGGCAATGCTGCTCAGGCGGCTGATGCAACCCCTGTAAAGGCTAAGGCAGCATTGAAGCAAATGGAGCCGGGGATGCAGCCAAAGGACAGTGAAGAGTTCTTTACAATTGCAAAAGAAGCGATGGAAAGATCCGAAACCGTTGAAGAATTATCACAGTGGTCGGTTAAAAATGCAAAATCATTAGAAATGATGATACCCAAACATCGGGCCGAATTAAAAGATCTGTATATAATTCGTAGGGACGCACTGAAAGGCAATGGCTGAAGTCATTTATGTTCGCCGCAATGGGAGCAAATTGGAACCTTGCTCCCTAGTGGACGAAGAAGCTTTATCTGAGTTCCCTACGGGGAAAGATTTATCCGTGACGATTACACGGCCCCGTAGTTCAAAACAACATAGGTTCTTCTGGGCGTTAATTCAGAAGATTTGTGAGAACCACGACACGTACCGCAAGCCGGAACAGCTACTACTTTGGTTGAAGATCCGCCTTGGGTATGTGGAGGAGGTTAGGTTCCACGACGATAAAGTCTGGTGGGTCGCAAGATCCATTAGCTTTAACGCAATGGATCAAAAAGAGTTCCGAAAGTTCTTTGAGAGCGCTTTGGATGTAATAACGGAAGAAGTAATACCAGAAATCAACCAATACGAACTCCTCCATGAGGTGGAGAAGATGATTGGTTTTAACATTGTTGACTTATGGAGTAAGTAAAATGGCGTATGAAAAGAAGCATGGCGACGCAGCGTTGTTCGCGAATGATCGTAAGACTAAAGAAAGCCAGCCAGATTGGCGGGGGTCCATCCGTATTGATGGGAAAGATTATGAATTAGCGTTTTGGAGTAAGACTTCCAAGAATGGCATTGATTTTCTTGGTGGACGGATGGGTGATGAAATTAAGCCGCCTGAGTCAAAGGGATCATTCCCAAAGCCACAACAGGCACAGTCATCCGTTAAAGACGCATTGGATTCAGATCTCCCATGGTAAAACGGGCTTCAATATCCGCGAAGAAGCGGGTCGCGCTGTTCCAATCACGGGGCGGCCTGTGTCACATATGCGGGGGTAAAATTAATGTTGGAGAAGCTTGGGAGTTGGAGCACCGTATTCCTCTTGCGATGGGCGGGGAAGATATTGAGGCTAACTGGGAATTGGCCCATATTAAATGCCATAGAGCAAAAACGTCTGATGACGTGGGTCAAATTGCAAAGGCTAAACGGCGCGAAGCACGTCACCTTGGAGGTCACGTATCACGGACGCCGCTACCTTTTGGTAAAAGGTCCCCACTGAAACGCAAAATGGATGGGACAGTAGTCTTACGGGAGAAGTAAAATGAAACTTATTCTACCAGAAGGTTTTGATCCAAATCAGGAAGAAAACCCACTTGAAGATATTTACGACCACGCCTTTCCTATGGCGGATAAATTATCCTTCGCGATTAGTGAATCCGTCATGGAGATGATTGCTGATGGCAAGATCACAAAGAAAATGTCTGACGCAATTATCATACATAGCGTCGCACTCATGCTAATTATCTGCATGATGAACCGCGAAGTGCTGGAAGATAATACGTTGGAGATGACATTAAAGAAGGTGAAGGGGATTACTCAAGACTATCTCAAGCACCTCCTTGAAGCGGGTAAGGAGCAAACACATTGATTTTGCAACTCAGACCAACCCTACCGATGTTGACCCCACGGGGTCCAGCATTAGCGCACTTAGTCATTGATTATGGCGAAGAGCATCACCTTCTGTGGGTGTGCGTACAGGATAACACGGGTGAGATTTGGACATATGCAAACCCGGATGTTAGGGCGCAAACCAATCTGACATTCAAACGGAGGGAGATTAATATGCCCTCCCATGAGGATGATGATGAACGCAACTGTTAGTTGTAACCCGCCCACAATTACGGAGATGATCCAAGTTGTGATTTGGACGACTAATGCACGGATGCGGGAGCAACTCCTGATGCTCCGTATTTTGGACCATTACGGCCCTAAGTCTTTTGTCGCTACATTGGATGAGATTGCGGAGGCAACGCTGACGAATCGGGCGGTGGTGATTCGTGCGATGAAGGGGCTGAAAGAATTGCAGTGGATTGATAGTGAGAGGATTTACAAGAACAACGGGAGCAATCTCCCCGTCGTGCAAAGCTGTAAATACATTATCACGATTAGTAATGAAAAGGAGGAGGCTGGCCCCACGTAACCAGCCCCCTCAAGTCAGGGAGGATGCCGTGGGAAGGAAAAACCCCGGCACCTCTACTCTACCATACGGAACGCTAAGTTTTCAACCCTTGATACACGTGCACCCCAGCCTTTACCGAAGATGTTCCATGTAGGGAGTCCTTGTAGGAAAGCTAATCGGGCTTCACAGATTCGCGTCGCAACCTCGCGACCGTTTGCCTCTTCAGCAGCAGCAATTGTTGTTGGCCCGACTTGCCCGTCTTGACCCACACCGCATACCTGCTGGAGGGTTTTTGCCGCACGGGTTACCCCACTATTAACAGCCATATCAAAAGTGGCATAGTCAATGCCAAGAGGAAGTGAGTCGCCATTTATCTTATCCCAATACTGTTCTTTGTACAGGGGGGCGACATCTTGAATCGTCAAGTTCATCATGTCCATCTCCGTTACCGGATGACCGACGTAACTTTCCCAAGTTTTCTGAGTAACACCGTGATTTGTCCGGCCCCCCGGATCACGGGGGTCATTAACATATCCCCCCTCCTCCTTCAAGACGAGGGCTAGGCATTGTTCAAAATTATCTTTCATTATTTATTCCCGCAGAACTGTTTCCACTTGTCGTCATGGGACAAAATTTGTGTGGCGGTCTTATTGGTCAACTTATCATCTTTATTGACGTAAATTGGCTTAACCCAATTGCAAGATGTATCCACAATCTTGGTTTCCGGCTTAGGCATGCACGCCGCCAAAGGTAATATTGATACCAATATAAGAATCCGCTTCATGGCTGGCTCCACTGTTTCTGAAGGGTGTCCTGTGGGGTGTTATCTTGGGACACGGATTGGTCAATCTTAACCGTTTCCGCATCAACCTTCTGCTCATGCTCAATCGCTACAACTTCTTCCTGCGCCCGCTCACTGGCGGCCCCTATAGCTTTTTCATGGCCCGCCCAGTACGCATAGCTCAGAACAAGTATAACACTTATTGCAACGGCGATTGCTGCATTACGCACCCAAGGATTAAGGAGGAGGAAGAACATTACGATGGCTCCGTCTTGGACTTCAATGCCAATCCACCGCCCCCGCCAGCAAGGATAGCGGATGCGCCAATAGCCCAGTTTTGAGGGTCAAAATTCCCATGCATCACCGTTTGATACGCGGTGACCGCACAGTAAACAATGGACATTTTGGCCCATAGGATGCGGCCAATGTCCCAAGTCATGTTGTCCACGCCTGTGAACATATGTTTGAGAGCTTGAAGCATGTTATTTCACCGTTATCATAAGAAATATACCAACTGCGCCGATACCTAATACCAGAAAACCCACAATACTGCTAACCATAATCAAATCCTTGCGGTTTTCTTCCTGCTCCTTTAATGCGGCGGCGGCTTGACGGGCCGCCTCTTTCCGCATCTCAATCACCTGCCGCTGGATACCCTCCCACGCCGCAGGACCATATTGGCCCACGAACATGTTTTTTACCTGAAGCTGCATATCCTGAGCTTTGGCCTTAACAGCGTAGCGTTTTACCGCCTCCGCCTCATAATCCGCTTGGCTTTGGAATAGTTTTTTCTTCTGCGGCGTTGATGTTACCGTAACAATCTGGCCGATTTTACTAAATAAATTGCTTACCTTCTCCGCAGTCTCCATCATGTCCCGACCCGAATCAACGGCGGATTTAATGGAGTTATAAATTGCGGTAGCGCCAGCTATAAGGGTAAACGGATCCATTCACCTTACCCGTGATGCCATCTGCCATTGTGGTAGTAAAACGGATGGGTTTTGTGGGAGTGAACAGGGCCGCCATCTTTCTTGACAGTGAAGCCCGGAATACCTGCATCAACGGCACCGTTTAAGGCGGCTTGTACCGCAGGGTCTGCATTGGCGGCGTTTAAGTTTGCAACATAGCCGGGGCCGACGCCTGATGGGATTACGGGGTTAATTGATCCACCATTGTCCGTAACGGGATTTACCGTCATGGCTTTCTGATATGCAGCGGCATCAGAACTGCCTTGAGCAGCACCACCCGCAATTGTATTTGCTAATTGAACAGGGTTGCTTGCAAGAGATGGATTTGATGCAATTTGCTGCGCCCAATACGAATCAGTGGATGGGTTATAAGCCCGCCCAAAATCAGATTGATAAATGTTGTTTAATAAAGTTTGAGTTGGGTCTGCTGTCGTAGTTGTTCCGCCGCCTGTTGTGGTTGTGCCACCGCCCGTTGTCGTCGTCCCACCGCCTGTAGTTGTTCCGGTACTGGTTGATGTATCACCACTGCTACCAAAACTTGCCGGGTTAAAACCACCCCCGCCGCTTATTGCAGGACTACCTGACGTACCACCAAGCGTTGAAGTGTAATAAGTTTTATCAGCGCCCAATGCGCCGGACGCAATATCTTGTTTCAATTTATCCAAATTTGTAAGGGATTCTGCACCGGACTTGATTTGATTTGCCCAATACGAATCAGTCGCTGGATTATAAGCCCGCCCAAAATCAGATTGATAAATTTGATTTAACGCGGTAACTGCTGGGTCAACAGTTGACGTTCCGCCGCCTGTCGTGGTTGTCCCACCACCAGTTGTGGTTGTGCCACCGCCCGTTGTCGTCGTCCCACCGCCTGTAGTTGTTCCGGTACTGGTTGATGTATCACCACTGCTAC